TAGATTATACATTAATGGATAATCTTCACAAAATCGCTTAAAATTCTCACATTCAAAAATGTTTATTCCAGAACAAAACATTTGACGATATGTCTGATGATTACCACTTGTTGGAAATTCATCTGGATATCTAAATTTTGAAAGGCAGTCGCATAGACGGCTTTCTGGTGTTTCTTCAATTTCTGAATCACTTGAACAGTAGTTATCTGTTGCTGGAATATTTCCATCATAGATGTATCCGCTGGATGAAGAAGAATCTGATATTTCTGACATTCTGTCATTTTCTATCACTGGAATTCTTTCAATAAGCGCTTTTGCTGTATCCATTAAACGGACATATTCTTGGCTTGTTATTTTTGATTGGATTGAATCAATCAATTCAAATATAAGTTGTTCTGGTGTCATTTGAGGAGTATTTTCCATTTTTATTTATAAAAGATTCATACTCTGAATAAATCAATTTTTATTCAGAGTGTTAAACTTGTTCTTTGTATCCTTTAATGAAGGCACGATAACGCGGGATGTCAGATGTGTCATCCCCATATTGGCCATGTGAATCACAATGGAGAAATAAGACTTCTTTTGTTCCGTTATTATTGCGGACCAAATAGGAACATCCTTGACCAACCCAAATTTCCTTGTATGTATTTGGAGAGATTTGTTCGTTAAGAATGAATTGAAAATCAGGTCCAATATCTTCGATTGGATCGCACACTGTAAATCCAGCATTTGGACATCTTAATGTGTGGAGATTTTCAGGTTTATCGCAAAATTCGCAAGTTTGAGACATTTATTATGGATAAAGTATTTTTTATTTAAATATTCAATTTTTATAATAATTGATGGTAAAACAATGTTATGTTTTAATGGTTTCAAAAGATGAGCAGTCAACAACCACCCACATCTTCTGAACAGAGAGTCAAACTGACTCCTTGTCAAATACACATATTAGAGTTATCTCTTTTGTACAATAAATTGTTAGTGAAATTGATTAAAATTATTCAGTTATTGTATGAGAACAACTTACTCAACAATGTGAATTTGAATAAGTTTTTCAAACAAATTGTTTCCGAATTTTGTCAAAGACAAGATATTCCAAAAATTGACATCTTTGCGATTTTGAACTCTTTGAGAAAAATGAAGGAAATTCATTTCTTCTATGATTCAAAAGACTGGACATTTCGTTTTTTAAAGGAAACGTCTTTGACAGTTGGAAGAACTCGTATCGAGATTACAATCGAATCTAAGATTATGATTGACTATCTTTACTATATTTTAGCATTACTTCCTGTTGATCAACAAGATTTGATTTGGTTGTTTTACACACGGAGATTGAAAGAAGATATATTTGAAGAAAGGATCGCTTCTGAAGATATATTGAAAGAAAGGATTCTTTCTTTCAATATTCTCAATTTTGAGTTGACAATTACCCAAAATTTTACATTTTGGTGGAATTTCTTTGGTAATTGGGAAACCGAAAGGCAAATCTTGTTGAACAATTGTTTTAAAAAGTTCGCATCTCGTGAGTATTTTACCCACTCACACGCAAGACATTTACGAAAGGCTAAGCCGGATACCATAGAATCATTCAAAAGATGTTTTAATACCTACTTTCCAGCATTTAAAGCGACCCCCATATTGGATATCGACTCTGGTCCCATTTAACAAATCGATTGATTTGTTTTATAATAAATATCTATGTAAAAGAATAATGAATAAAAACAATACTCCTCCCAAAAATTATCAAAAACATATGTATGTAGTATTTGATGGCATAATTGTGGAAGATTGTAAGCCGATACCACTCGAAAAAGTATTAAAAGAGCCAGAAATTCGGTTCGACAGTATGAAAAACCTAAATAAGGGTAAATACCATCTATTTGTCATTGTTGATAAGGACGCCATGGGCAAATTTTATGTTCATTACTGTATTTATGATATAAAAGAGGATAATATATCATCTGCGCAGTTATTATACCATTATCAGAAACCGTCGCCCCCGATGGGAACTGGAAAACATCACTATTTCTGTATATTATATGAATATTCCGCCCCTATGGATAAAGAGGTCGTTGGAAAAATAAACTCAAACCGGCGCATATTCGTGAAATTTAAAGATTTCAAGAATCTATTTAAGCAGAACATCACACCAAAAGCATCTAAATGCTTCGTTTGTGAATATGGACATTAGCGCAAATTTGTAGAGTCCAAATCATTTACTGGATTCGTTTTTAGTGCTCGTATCATCGGTTGGACGCCGTCATTGTGCTCAGTTAAGAGAATTGATACATTTTCATATGCGGTTCCAATATCGGCGCCAGTTATTGTAAGCGTATCCCATATTTTTTTATTATAATAATAGACCATCGAAGGTATTGATTGAAGTGAGAAGAAATTCATGAAGGCTTTATATTTATAAATATCAACATTGATTACTAAACATTTGTTAGCGTATCTTTTTTCGAGCTCTTGTAGTTGGGGAATAAGAAGATTACAAGGGGTGCACCAAGCAGATGTAAAAACAACTAATATGACACGCGGGTCCTTATTAACGATATACTGTAATTCTTCAATTTTAGTAATTTCAATCATATAATATATCTATAATATTTTTTTTCTGAATACAGTGATTAACATATCGTTAATGCGTTGATAAATCTTTTTATATGTTGGGTTTTTGGAATATTTATATTGTTGCGCATTTGTTATATACACATCTATATTTTCAGTAAATTCATCATATATTTTTGATTTATCGGGATCCATCTTATCTTTTTTCTTGGAATAGTATGTGTCTATAATATCTTTGTATGTTTGTAAAAGCGTGTCTATAATCGTTTTTTTTAGTTCATACTTCCACTCACTTCCGTTGTATATCTCATAATATGTATCGTTCGGATTTTTAACTTGAATATTTTTAAATTCTGGGCGTGATGAATCGAAATGGTAGAGTCTTATTAGTTGGGGAATTTTATTATATGGGTCCTCAATTGCTTCTAAAATATCTGCTTTTGTTAATGGTATTTTCTCCATTCCAAATGGGAACATCCGCTTTTTCTTCTCTTTGAGATATTTCTCATTCAATTCAATATTCTCGGTTTTAAGGTCCTCTAAATCCTCTTTCAAGTCCTCTAATATGGTCGCGTATGATTTTTGCGTTTTACAGAAGAGTTTCTCGTGGCGAGTCGTATATATTTTTGAGTGGAACGATTTATTACAATATATACAGTTGTTTTTTTCGGGGTCGAATGGAAATATTTTGTAGCGGGGCGTTATTATGACAGAGAGCTGTATTTCTTTTTCTTTATTAGGGATGATGCTACAAGATGCTTTTAATTTGGTTGTGTGATAAATATAGTTGTGTTTATGGTCAAATATTTTTCCACACTTTTCGCAAGTGTGAAATTTCATTAATTATACTATGTTCATATATTTTTAAATTCGGAGTTGTTTTTCGTAAAAATTGATTTATAAGTAATATGTTATTTATATATAGTAAAAAATGTCTAAAAAAGAAAGAGAATCTGGATTAGTAAATATTGGGAATACCTGCTATGCAAATACTGGTCTCCAAATTTTATATTATATCGGTCCTTTGCGTATATATATATCAGAAAAATATGCGGATGATTTGAATGAAAAACCAGAACAAGAATTTGTAAGGGCTTTTTCGAGCTTGATGAGGTCCCTTTCAGAGGGTCATTATGCGATTCGTCCAAATACATTCATTCGCTGTTTAAAGAGGTTTCATACCACTTTCATGGGGATGAGTCAAGAAGATTCTTGTGAGGCATTCCTGAAAATGATTGATTTACTTCACGTGGGCCTTTCCTACAAAGTTAAGATGTCCCTTGTTAAGAAAGGAGCTTCCGAGTTAGATCGGCTTTCATTCGAGTCGTGGAATCAATCGAATCGAGCAGGTTATTCAATCATTATGAAGCTATTTTACGGGCAGTTGCTCAATCGGACAAAATGCGACGAATGTCATAAAGAGTCATTTCGGTTTGATATGTTTAATGTTCTCAATTTTCCGATTACAAACTCCACGAACACACTATTTGATTCAATTGGTCATTATGTCATAAGCGAAAATATGCGCGGAGAGAATCAAATTAATTGTGAAAACTGCGGTGGATTACGCTCTGGAAAAATAAAAAAGAGTATTTATATCCCGCCTCCTGTTTTAGTTTTCTGTTTCAACCGGTTTGATAATGAAGGCCACAAAATAAGTAAGAGGATTGATTTTCCGATTGATAATGTTCGGTTTCCAATGCTTTTTGAAAAAGTGGAAAATCACACAAATACGTATGATTTAGTCGGAATTGGGAATCATTCCGGAAACCTTTTAGGAGGACATTATTGGGCCTATTGTCGCTCAGGGAGCAGATGGATAAAAGCCGATGATGAAACAATATCAGATATTAGTTGGGATTCATTGGTGAGTTCCAGCGCATATTATCTTGTCTACCAGAGAAGAGGAATTACTGAACATTTTATTGAATCTTCATAGAAAACCTTTTTCTATGGTAAATTATAATGAACACTAATCCAGTTGAAAATAAATCTTTTATTAATAAAGTTAGGAATTTCATTTTTGGGAATAAAAAAGCGAATGGTGTGAATGCGACGGCGACGACGACTGCTAACGGGAATAAGACTTTTATGAATAAAGCGAAGAATTACATGTTTGGGAATAAAAAGGCGAACGGGGTCGCAAATGTCGCAAATGGAGCAAATGCAATTACGAGTCCTGAAAGTTCTGGAACATCTGGTGTGAGAATCGTCATTTTTGTCTTTTTATTTCTACTTATCGGTTTTATTGTTAGTTATCTGACAGTTATGACTATTAAATATTTAACTACGGATTGTATGAATAAGAAATCATACGGTGATTACATATTCGGGTTTAATTATAATGCGGTATGTCATATCCCATTTCAACCGGTTGTAGTTCCTGAAAAATGCGAAGGTCAGGTTGCAATGGAAGAAGAAAGTATGGATGGAAATAGATTATTAAGCGCGGGGGCTATTGCAAATGTTCAAGAAACTCAAAACGCCACTGATATGGCCTCCCCTGTATCTAATGTCCAACATAGTAATCCAACGAACCCAGTTGTTGATGTGAATAAGGGCGATTTAGAGGGTCCAGCGCAGGTTTTCCATATAAGCAATCAGAACTATACTTATGACGAGGCAAGTTGTAAATGTGGAAGTTATGATGCTAAATTGGCGACATATCCACAGATTGTGGAAGCATATAATAAGGGGGCCGAATGGTGCTCATATGGTTGGAGTCAAGGTCAGACTGCTTATTACCCAACGCAAAAGTGCAATTGGGAGAAAAAATCGAAGAAGGAGCAGGAGGCGTGTGGTAAGCCTGGAATAAACGGTGGATTCTTTTCGGACAAGAACTTGCGTTTTGGAGTGAACTGCTTCGGTAAGAAGCCAGAGGGGAAGATTATTAAAATAAAGGATGATAAATGTGGTTCAGAAGACGGAGGAAATGGAGAAAAATGTAGCTATAATTCGAGAAATCGGTTGGAGACGGATGAGATTGCGCCTTTTAATGATAACACATGGAGCGCATGAATATGATTTTGGTTTAGATTTTAGCATCAATTAAAAATTGATACTAAAAATATTATAAAATATTAGAGTTTAACTTGCTAAAATGGAAGAACAATATAGCATTGAAAGACGTATTCAGCAAATATATGATATACTTAATCACTGGACAAATTTACCTCTGAATGGACAGCCACCATATTCTCCACTACCAGAAGAATCTGTTCGGTTGTTGAAAGAGCAACTGGAACGTCTAAAGAAATCTCTTGCCGAAAAGAAGGAGGTTCGAAAAAATGAATTGAAACTGGCTGGGTTAAAAGAATTCATCATACCAGATGAAATTAAAATCAGTCGTAATGAACCCAAGTGGCATGAACCCATTCTTCTTGAACCCATTCGGTTTGAACCAATTCGGTTTGAACCAATTCGGTTTGAACCCAAAGTCTTGAAACCAAGACCACATAAAAAGAGCGACGGTTGGAAACAAGCAAACAAAAATCCAAGAGGACCGGTTCGTCGATACTAAAACCAGCAATGGTTTGTAGAAATCGTCAAGATTTTATAATAAAGATTTCAAAAAATCGAAATAGTTTATATATGTAAGTTATAATGGGCGCGTATTCCTTTATACAATGATCCTCGTTCATAACGAAGGTTGGTATGTTCCTATTGCAATATTTGTAATTGACCCAAATCGTCTGTTCAGAACTCAGATTGGTATAAACATACATTACGAATGGTATGGACCCAACTATCTACACCCTACTTTATATAAAAATTTTGCTCGAATTAACTATCATTTTATTGATAGTTAATTCATCAAATGACGCAAACGAATTTCTGGAATCCATCTTATAATTTTATCGAAATCCATAATATTTATTATATATAAATATTATCACAATAATAATGATTCATTATTCAATTCGACATAATCATAGTGTTTAAGTCATCTATATTTTTATAGTATGTTTATTTTTAATTTATAATGGCCGGATCGGTATTTCGTTGCTTTTGGCTTTTGGCTTTGGCTTTTGGCTTTTATACGACATATGTGGAGTCCCACATCTATAGGAAGTTTTGCCGAGTTACTTCATCTTATCCGGTATTTTACATAAAAATTTTGCTCGAATTTACCATCAATAAAAATTGATGGTAAATTTATCAAATGGCGCAAACGAATTCTCTAAAATCAGTCCTATAATTTCTTCGAAATCCATAATATTTATTATATATAATATTATTATGTGTGGTATAATCGGATTTTTAGGAAAACAAAATTCAATCCCTTTTTTAATTCAGGGGCTCAAATTATTACAAAACCGCGGGTATGATAGCGCCGGAATAAGTGTTTTAGCTGACCACATCAATACAATTAAATACGCTTCTACTGACGCATTAGACTCCATTAAGAAGCTTGAAGAAAACATCACCCTTTTACCGGAGGAGCATCACAGTGGGATTGCTCACACGCGATGGGCCACTCACGGAAGAAAAACCGATGAAAATGCACACCCACACCACTCCATGGATAAAACGATTTCAGTTGTTCATAATGGAATCATTGAAAACTATTTAGAAATTAGAGAATTTCTAACAAAAGATGGGTTCGTATTTAGTAGCACAACGGATACTGAGGCTATTGCGCAATTATTCCAGTATTATTTGAGTAAGCACGACCTCATTCCCGCGATTGAGAACCTATGTAATACATTACACGGGACATGGGCCTGTTTGATTCAGTGTGTCGCTCATCCGACGAAGCTCATTGCTTTACGAAATGGGAGCCCACTCTTATTCTCGAAAACTGATGATGGCTATTATTTTACATCGGAAGTCAGTGGATTCCAGAATAAAGTTGATACTTACCGGATAACCACTGATAAATCGTATCATATTTGTGATTATACAAGCGAGCAAGTTATAACAAAAGAAATAAAACATGGGATTCATTATAATGAGTTAGATAGTAGCCTCCATCAAATTGACAAGCAACTCATCGATTTAAGTCCGGACCCGTATCCTCATTGGATGATAAAGGAAATTTACGACCAGATAAGCGCAAGTGCGAGAGCAATTAATAACGGCGGTCGTCTAAGTGGCGAGATGGGAATAAAGCTTGGAGGATTAGAGGCCCATCGCGATACTTTACTCAAATACAAGAAGATTTGTTTTCTGGGATGCGGGACCTCTCTTCACGCTGGAATGTATGGTAGTGTCTATTTTAATCGATTTGGTATCCAAACGCGTGTATGCGACGCAAGTGAATTCTATGAATATAACATTGATTCAGATTCACTTTATATAGTCCTTTCACAATCCGGAGAAACAAAAGATGTTCATCGGGCGATGGAGCTCATTCAAAAGCGCAAAGGGATTATTGTTGCGGTTGTGAATGTGGTCGAGTCGCTAATTGCGCGTGAAGCCCTATGTGGCGTTTATATCAACGCTGGTAGCGAGAAGGCCGTCGCATCGACGAAAAGTTTCACTAATCAGGTCATCGTTTTATGCTTGATTGCAATGTGGTTTTATAAAAATGGGGGCGTTTATACACAAGAACTTGATGATTTGTTTTCGCGGTTGCGGTCCGATTTATTAGAGTTGTCGGACGCAATCCGGATGACCATTGAATCATGTGTCGAGCCCGTCCGTAAAATAGCGGAGGTATTACATAAAAAGGAGCATATGTTCTTATTGGGGCGCGGGTCTTTATACCCAATCGGATTAGAAGGAGCACTCAAAATAAAGGAAATATCCTATATACACGCAGAGGGCTTCTGTGGAGGCGCTCTCAAACACGGGCCATTCGCCCTTATTGAAGAGGAGACTCCCATTTTTATACTGTCGAATGATGATTCGAACGCCCAGAGGATGGAGAGTGCTGGAGAGGAGGTCTCTTGTCGGGGAGCCCACGCGATTTTAATAACGAATGAGCCAAAGCTTTTCAAAAATACGGTCTATAAATATATGATTTCTGTTGTTAAATTGAGGGAATTATCGAGTCTTCTGGCGGTCATCCCGTTTCAATTATTATGCTATGAAATTGGTCTCAAAAAGGGGGTCTCAGTTGACCAGCCGAAGTCATTGGCGAAAGTTGTAACAGTAGACGGATAGTATTATCTATGTTTATTGTAATTATTTTATAAAAAAATAATATATATTTTTTTATTGTAAAAACTAAAAATTATCAGAATTATAATCTTTCAAAATAATACTGGAATGGAAAATTTAGAGCCTCTTCTCCAACCCAACATAAATCGACATGTTTTGCTTCCTATACAGTATCCTACGCTATTTAAGCAGTATAAAGATGCGACGGCTACATTTTGGCGCCCCGAAGAAATTGATTTGACGCGCGATAAGAATGACTGGGAGCGCCTGACTGCGAACGAGCGCCGTTTTATAAAATATGTCCTCGCCTTTTTTGCGTCGAGCGACGGGATTGTTATGGAAAATCTGGCTGAGCGCTTCATGTCAGAGATACAGGTCCCAGAGGCGAGGGCCTTTTATTCTTACCAAATATTCATTGAGCAAGTCCACAGTGAGACGTATAGTCTTCTCATTGATACCTATTGCGATGACGCAGACGAGAAGAAGTTCCTTTTTCAGGCGACGCAGAATGTCCCAGTTGTCGCAAAGAAGGCTGACTGGGCCTTGAAGTGGATATCGGATTCGACCGCGAATTTTGGGAAAAGGCTGGTAGCATTCGCTTGTGTGGAGGGAATCTTTTTCAGTGGGAGCTTTTGCGCGATTTTCTGGTTGAGAAAGCGGGGTCTGATGGCTGGGCTGACATTCAGTAATGAGTTAATCAGTCGGGATGAGGGTATGCACACTGATTTTGCGGTGTCGCTTTATCAAATGTTGGTGAACAAGATAACGCAGGATGAAATATATGAGCTTGTAAGCGAGGCGCTTCAAATAGAGAAGGAGTTCATTTTGGAGGCGCTCCCGTGTAGCCTTATTGGAATGAATGCTGAGCTTATGAGCCAGTATTTGGAGTTCGTGGCCGACCGCTTGATTGTTCAATTAGGGTATGAGCGCCATTGGAAAACAGAGAACCCGTTCGAATTTATGGAATTGATAAGCCTCCGACCGAAGTCGAACTTCTTTGAAAACCGCGTCGGTGAATACAGAAAAGCAGACGAAGGCGATTCATTGGAATTGATTGAAGATTTTTGAAATAAAATTGATAGTAAATAGAATATATTTTTATAGTATATAAAAATGTCCGCATTAGAACAATTAAATCAAATAATCGACTCAGCTACCCATAATTTTGGAGTGCTATATTTGACACCTGAACAACTTCGCGAAATTATTTCATTTATGAATGATTGCGATGTTGATTTTTCAAAAATTGAAATTGAGAATCTTTGCACGGTTCTCTACAATGCAATTCAACGAATAGACAACAAAAACATGCTTTTTGGAGATGAACTTGTGTGCGTAATTCGAAAAATCATTGACCATTTTATGGACAAAGACACTTCAAGAGAGGTCGCATTACTGTTTGAGACGATTTTCAAATCACTTTCACCTGAAAATTTAGAGGTGTTAGTTGATGAGGCGCTCATTCAATTTGTCATCAAATTCATGAAATCGAAACGTGGGGGTGCGAGCATCATTCCAAAATACTACCATATTGCGATGTGCATTTCAATTGCTTGTCCAATGTGGGAATCTACATTCATTCAAAATATGGATGTCGCGCAAGTGAAAAAAATGGTTGGCGATGTGAGCAATGACTGTGAGACCATGTTAGCGATATATAACTGGATTTCTCAAATTTCAGGACAACCTTGTGGAATCGCCTTCATCCTTCAAGAACCAGCGTATTTCACAAAAATCCTGTGCGAACTGGTCAAAAACACAGTAAAACCAGAATTTTTCCAACCAGCAATCATTGCTCTCGAAAATCTTCTGCGTTTGGAAAATCCAGAGATTCAAGCGATGGCTCGGTCAGAATTGACTGGGTGCGTTCCAAATATGACAAAACTTGATTTTCCTTAGGGTTAGTTAACAGTTGATTAAAACTGTATAAAAGTGTATAATGCTATTTTTTAAGTATAATAGTAAATTTATAATTATTTCAGTTTAAAGAAAAGTAAATATTATATGATAGGATGAATTGTTTTATGATTAATCAAGAATATCCTCATTAAATAACAAAAATAAAAATCATAACTATGTATCAAATCTGGATTATCTAATCTAATCGGGAATTGAAGTACCACAGAAATAAAATAGATATTCACAAATGATTTAGATATAAAAAATCGTGTCTTGATATAGAAATATATTAAGGCATGGCGTATCCGCTTACGTCATTAAAAACAAAAAAAAACAAAATCGTAATATCCAGAGAGAATGAGGATGATTCCAAGACCCATCTACTACATCCAATTTTTTAATCTGATTATACGGTTTTATACGGTTTTAAGTAGCGGTTTGAGAGAAAGATGGAAATGTGTTCAAAAAATGTTTTAATTTTTTGAAAATTATAAAAATTGATGGTAAAAAGGATACATATTTTTATTGTATGCACCCAAATAAAGATGAAATATACAATCTCTATTTATCAAAAAAAATTGGATGGATTAGCCGAAACCAATGAACAAATTATAGATAACAATCGGCCATCGATAATAACACAAATTGTTCCATATTCATATTGTTCAATGTGTGGTGGATCAGGTCGTTGCGGAGCGTGTCAAGGATAAAGTTTTTTATCTATCTCGTATATTATATTTTACAGATAAAATATTTTCTTTTATAATAGTATATGTTTAAAATACAAAGTAAAGATTTTTTAAAAAATAAATCTATATTTCGAAATATTTATAAACTTCCAAAAAATTTAGAACATATAAGCAAATATTCAATTAAATTTGCTTCACCTGATTTTTTTTTGAATAATTTATTTATGTTAAATGATGATGATAAAAAAATATTATCTTGTTATAATTTTCCAAATTTAAATATAATTGATGATTATGGTCTATTATTTATGTTTAAAATATATTCATTATTTGAAAAAAAGAAATATACTATTGTAAAAATTCCATATTTTAACAAATTCTCATATATTTTTGATAATAATGTAAATCAAGAAGAAATTAATCGTTATATAATTATTCAATCATGCCGTTTAGATAATCAATATATAAATATAACAACAGAAGAATATAATATTATTCAATCTATACTGTTTTATGAAAATATTGATTACGATAAAAATAGCGATAAATTATTTTATTATTATTTAAGATGGATAATTATATCAAGTCAAGACTATAATATAAAAGAAAGTAAATATTTAGATAAGCATAAAATAGAAAAAAATTTTACAAATGTAGAAAAATTCCTCAAAAAATATTGGGATGAATTATTAAAAGAAAATCCCCACTACGAGACCGATATGAAAAAGCAGTTTGATATCAATTACAAATCACTCATGGAAAAAATAGATCATTTTATGAAAAGTCCTGAATATAAAACATACCGACGCAAAATCCATATAAAACCATTCAAGTTCCCTCTTAAAAAATTCTTCGGTTCCGAGAAACCACTCCAATACAAAATGTTTGCTGACCTCATCGATGAATTCAAAAAAACGGACGATTACCGAATGGTCTAAATCAATATAAAAGAATCTCGCTATTTATATTGAAAATTATGACGATGATAGACGAATATATAAACTATCAGTTAGAAGCTGAAAAGAAATACGGGAAAGATACCATAGTATTTTATGAAAACGGCTCTTTCTATGAAATATATGGCGTAGATAATGAAAAGGAGCGCGTTGGACAGCCAAAACGGGTAAGTGAGATACTGAATATCGCGATGACCCGCAAAAACAAGAAAATATTGGAGAATTCACGGAAAAATCCATTGCTGGTAGGGGTCCCCGTCGCCCACTCCGAAAAACACATTAAAGCCCTTATTACCAGCGGGATGACAATTGTTTATGTAGAGCAGACCACTGCGCCCCCGAATCCGGAGCGCAGTTTGACGCGGGTCCAGTCGCCCTCTATGTATATCGCCGATGAATACAAGACAGTTAATAATTATGTGCTATCAATCTATTTTGAGGTGGTGAGGGACCGGCTCGGGAAAGCGAATCTGGTCGCCGGATTGAGCGCCTTCGATTTGACAACGGGGGACGGCATCTTCTTTCAAACGCAATCTCTAAATAACGACTTCGAAATCGTGTATGAGGACATATTCCGTTTTATGGAATCGATTGATCCGAAGGAGGTCGTTATCAATATGGAGCGCGCGTTTGAGGTGGCTGTCCGTGATATCGAGTGTCATCTCGAATTATACCGCCGGAAATACTATATTCGCAAATTGAAGGCCGACTACTCGCGAGTGGTCTACCAGAATGAGATACTGGCCCGCGTTTTTGAAAACAAGTCTCTCTTGTCGCCTTTGGAGGCTATGAACTTGGAATTTCAACCGATGGCGACAATGGCTATTATGCTATCGCTCGATTTTATTTTCGATCACGACGAGCGAATCCTTCGGTCCCTGAAAGCGCCGAGGGAGTGGCAGGAAAAGAAGCATCTTATCCTTAATAATAATACGCTCTACCAGCTGAACATCGTGCGCGACGAGATGGGGGGAATCAGTTGTCTATTTAACATTTTGGATGCGACGAAAACCCTGATGGGCCGGCGATTACTCAAATCGTGGATGCTCAACCCCATTATAAACCCTCTGATACTTGCAAAAAAATACGAGATATTGGAACGAGTAATAGCCGGCGAATATTGGTTGCGCTACGACAAGATTCTTGGTTCAATCATCGACTTGGAGCGCTTTTTTCGAAAGATGAGCATTGGCTACCTACATCCACACGAGATGGCCACGTTCGAGTTCTCCCTTGACGCAATCAAGACCATACTTGAAATGACCGACTTCTCAATGGAGGATAATAATTTTATGGATACTTTCGCAATGGACGGAAGCGGATTCATGGAATTCTACCAGAAATTTTATAATACGTTCGAGCTCGATATCATGGCCACGTTCAACTTGAACGATATAACCCAATCATTCTTTAAGAGGGGTGTCATCCCAGAATTGGACGAGGTCCAGAATCTCATCCAGATTGAGCGCAAATTCTTGGAAGAGGAGGCCGTCCGTTATAGCCGGATGATTGACCCCGCGAAGACGGACTGTGTTAAGATGGATTCAAATGAGAGGGATGGCTACTTCTTGAAAACGACATCTAAACGTGGAGAAGCCCTCGCGAAGAAGATTGGGGCCGATAAGATACGGGCGACTGGCGCAAATATAAGCCGGATTGTCGCGAGGGAGCTGGATGAATCGAATGACCGACTTTTAAGAGCGGAAGTGGAGATTAAGAATCGAGTGCGCGATAAGTTCGTGGAGTGGTGTTGCGCTGAATACTGGACATTTGAAGCCATCTTTGATAAAGTGGTCCGATTTATTTCGACTATTGATATGACTATTAGCATGGCGAAAGTGTCGAAAGAAAACGCTTATAGTCGACCCATCATCATTCAGAAGGAGAGCAGTTTCCTGTCAATTCACGGGTTGCGCCATCCGATTATTGAGAAAATAAATCAGGACACACTTTATATACCGAACGACGTCCATTTGGATGGGGATGGGATGCTTCTCTATGGGTTGAACGGCGGGGGGAAATCGTCGCTTTTGAAGGCGGTGGGTCTGGCCGTTATTATGGCCCAGATGGGGATGTATGTTCCCGCCGAAAATATGGAGTATTCACCATTCAAGACGCTTTATACGCGCATTATGGGAAATGACAATATTTTTCGGGGGCTGAGCAGTTTCGCCCTTGAAATGACGGAACTTCGGACGATTTTACAGTATTCGAATAAGAACTCGCTGATTCTCGGAGATGAGATATGTCGCGGGACCGAAATGGATAGTGCTATCAGTATTGTCAGTAGCGCAGTCTCTATTTTGTGCGGGCGAAATGCAAATTTTCTGTTCGCGACCCATTTACACAAATTACACGAGATTGATGTGATACAGGAGTGCGTGGACGCGAGGAGATTGCGCCATTTCTATATCGACCTCCAAATTGAGAACGGGAAAATCCTGTTCGGGCGGAAGATATATGAGGGCGTCGGGAGGAAGCTGTATGGGCTCGAAGTGGCGGAACATATCGTGGAGAATGATGAGTTTTTGCGAATTGCGTCGAAAGTGCGGAAGCAGTTGGTCGAATGCGGGGACGAGATTGTGTCGTCGAAGAAGAGCACCTATAATGAGAGCGTCTATGTTAGCGAATGCTCTATATGTCATTCAACCAGCGATTTGGAAGTTCATCACGTGAGCAGTCAGAAGTTCGCGGATTGCTCAGGAAACATTGATTA